TAGTTATTACACCACCTGGTTTACATAGTTGAAACTGCCTTACGGGAAATCCTACCAGATCTCCTAACTCTTCAATCTGAGCTAAGTTTAACTTTACAAAGTTTAACTTTAATTCATTTGCCAGCTGTAATACACCGCTAGTCTTTCCGATACCTGAATCACCCTGGATTTCTACCGCTGCCGGCGTCTTTCCTGACTCTTGCAGGTATCTGTTATTAGTTACAATATGAGTCAAGAATGTCTTTAACTCTTCAATATTTAGGTTTACTTGTTTTGCTTCTGCTTTTGCCATTAGTTTAATTTGATTACTGATCCTGGTAGATCGTTGTTTTCTTGTGAGGTGCTTGATAATACCCATAAAATACTTCCTCGTGCATTGTCGGGCGGACTGCATTCACCATCTGTAAAATAAATAAGGCAGGTGAATTTGTGTTTGTGTTCATTGTAATAGTCTATTACTGGTTGAAACTCTGTACCTCCTCTACCATGAAGTTTTATTTCATGTCTAGGGTTGTAAGGGCTTACATCATGAATAGCGGCATCGCATTGAACAACCGTTACATCAGAACCGGATTTATGCATATGATGAATCTCATGGAAAAATTCCTTGAGCTCTCCTGCATTTACAGAACCTGATGTATCTACACCAACTAGAATATGCCTCCTAGGCTTGATTTTAAGCCCTGGGTTGTCTTCATATCTTTTATTGAACTTCCGCCTTGTCTTTTTGGTATAAACCTTCTGAGAGCCTCCTGCGAACCTTCTGAGATATCCTTTCCAATCGAACTTTGCTGGTTCAGTTGTGTTAATCCTGTCCAATATAGACTGGAATTCACCGGGAATAAGTCCGCGCGATTTAAGTACTGAATCAGCTACTTCTTTAATTAGATGCTCAGTTTGAGCTTTAAGAAGTCGTTGACTAGCCTCATCTAATCCAGCAAACTCTTCATGAGTAGTATGATCAGGAACTTGTGTTTCTTGATCCCCGCCTCCTGGTCCTACCGTAATACATATTTGTTGACCAGCAGCACATGCTGCAAGCATTGCATTAAGATTGGGACAGTTTCCTTGTTTTTTACCTTGCTGAAGCTTTTCGTAGTAATAATTACTACCTTTCTTCGGTTCTAGGTTCAATTCAGGATATGTGGAAATCAGTTGAGGACCTGGTGGAAGATCATCTAGTTCGATATACTGATTTATCTCAATATCTTGTGCGATATTGGCTAAATCATGATCGCTTAAATGACCAAAGTCAGTTAAGTGCATAAATGCAATGTGTAATAACTCATGTTTTAACAATCCTCTTTTCTGACGTTCTTGGAGAATATCCCAGAAAGCTTCGTTTAAAAAGAGATTATAGTTAATACCATTTCTACCTACACCTGCTGTTGAGACTTTTTTATTATCCCATGTTTTATTAAGCATTATCAGAAACATTCCATAGAATGGTTCCTTCAGCATTAAGTCTTTAGACGCTTTCGCTAATTGTTCCGCTCTGTTCACCATGTTTAGTCTTCAGTTTTACTTTTACTTCGAGGGTCTCAATGAAGTCATACCCTAAAGCGGTTATTGATTTATGAATTACTCCTACAAACCGGTCAAGATAGAATTGAATCTTATCGGGTGTAGTATCTCTTTTAATTAGTATCTCTAGATACTGTTTCCAAGTAAGAGAGGTATCAAGATTAATACCTATTCCTTTGAGTAACTTGGATGTGTTAGGAGCGTGTGTACTCCATTCACTAGAACTAGCACCTCCTTGTTTCTTAAGGAGTAATATATACACTAGATTTTCATTAAAATCTACGTTTTCTATACAGCTTAGAGCTACTACTCTATTCTCAAGATCTACTGAGTTCATCATTTCTACGATGTTATCATGAGTCTCTGCTGTTAATTTGATGGTTTCTGGATTACTGTTCATGTGTTATTTCTTTTGTTTATAAAATTTACCGAGGATATTACCATTAAGATAACAATCATGCTCTAATACTTCATGCTTAAACTGATGCTTTACCTCTTGGTAAGTCAATTCAGTTTTGCTGTAGCATATTTTAAGCATAGTTCTCTTCATTTTTATTCCTTCTTTTTGTGCTTTCTTAAGCACTTCATTACTGCTGTAATAGTTGTTGTAAGCTGTTTTAGCTACATGTTCATAGGCTTTCTTTCTCTTATCTGCCGGAGCTCTCTTTTTACTGAGCTTCTTTTTTACAAGAGCTTGAAAGTTCTTCTTACCTATGTAGGCTGCGTATTTACCATCAATAATAGCTTCAATCATGTAGATGAAACCTACTGCTCCTGGCGGAATATCTTCATCTCTGAATTGCTTTCCATTATAGATCCAGCTCATGCTTCTGTTTCGTTATTATCAGCTATACTAAAAGCTTTAATTACTTCTTCATTCGTCATTTTTTCAGCTTGCTCAATGATTTCTTCTTTAAGCTCATCAGTTAATGTCTGCAGTGGGAGGCTTCTCAGCCATTCTTGAAACTGTTGCATTTAGTTGTTCTTTTATTAACGGGGTTAGTATTTCTTTTACTTTGTGGATACCATAATCTCGTATAGAATCAGAAAGATCTTTGGATAACTCGAGATGAACTCCCGGTATACCATACTTTTCTTTATACTTAGCCATAGCATCTATACCTGCCTTATCATTATCAAACAATGTACAAATAGCTTTGTATTTTAACTTGTATGCTGATATGATGTGTTCAGGAATTAATGTATTCTCACTATTTGGTGCAACGGATTCTGCATTAGAGTAACCTAATGTATCAAAATCCATTAGATCTTTGTAAGAACTGGTGATTATCAGATAAGGTACTTTGAAGGTTAATTGATCAGTACCTTGGATATAATCCTTGATTCTAATAAATTTACAATCCTTAACCATAGGTTGATAGATCATGAATAATGTACCATCTGTGCGAAAATAACCATAGATATAATGTCTACCTACTACGTTTAATTCCTTAGTTTCACCATCTTCTTCCTTTGTCATCTTATAAGAGCTTAAAGGAACTACATTATACTTTGCTAATTTCTTAGAACCAATATGGAACTTAGTCCAGTACTTTTGATCTAAAGTGGTCCAAGGTCTCGTATTAAAAGCGCTTACTTTATAACGCTGTTGAACTTTAAACTCTCGTACACTGTAATCTTCTTTATTTGTAAGGATATATTGGTTATAATCCTCAATAATTTTATGCGCAGCTTCACCTCTAGTGGTAAGCTTAAAATATTCTTGAACAAAGGTTGCTCCATCACCTGATTTACCAGCTGAAAAGTCTTTGAACTTATAATACCCTGCAGTTTTACAATAGTAGACAAACATAGATGGTGTCTTATCTTCAGTACTAAATACTGATTTAAGCTTTACATCTTGTCCACACAATTTCTCACATTTGAGATAAAACTCAAACACCCATTCTCTTGGGATTTCATTTACACTTGATATTATAGATTTGGTACGAATCATATGTCTCTGGTTGTATAAGCATAAAAAGGCGGACATGTATTGCCCGCCTCTTAATAATTAGATGATGATTATAGTTGGAAATCGGCTTTGCTATCGTCTCCTAATGGAGCTTCATTGCCACCGAATTCAGTTACTTCTGTTACTTTAGCTTTTTTCAAATGATTAGCATCATTATACTTTAAAAGCTTGCTTGGTTTAGCTGTAAGAGATTCAAACGGTACACCGTCTTTGCTAAACTTTGGAAAGTGTAGATCATAACGAGTATAGTTATTCTTATCTTTATACTCCTTAGCACCAATACAACAGTTGATATATTTGTCTTTGAATGGTTGTTCATCATTGAATGCTGTGATCAAGCTTTCAATGGTGGCATGTTTATCATCTTGAGCTGTTAACCAAGGAACAATTCCTAATGCAGTACAGATACTCTTTAAAAACTTAAGAATATCTTGATCTCTTGATACTTCGACACCGCTTTTAGTTGTCCCATCCGCAAAAGCCCATTCACCGGCCTTTACTCTTCCTACAGCACCTTTATGGCGTCCTAAGGATTCATTTTCTTTGTTAATAAAGAAGCCTTCAAAGTCTTTACCTAAGTCTGGACCTTCCATATACAATAAAACATTGTATGCTCCTTCTTTAAGCTTAAACTCTTCAAGAGCTACGCCATTTATTTTACAATGTTGGTTACCTGGTTCTAAAGTTTTCGGTACTCCGCCGCCACCAGTTTTGATGTCTTTTGTGTTTAATTTACCACTCATATATTTGTTTTTAAAGGATTATTATTTTACGACTGTTGCTTCTGTATCTATGATTGAGGCTATAGTGCCATCTTCGTTTCTAGTTATGTGAGATTCATTGATGCTGAAACTATCTGCAAGTTCTTCAACTGCATATAATCCTAACAATAAATCTGAGCCAATTCTGTTAGCACCCTTTGCAACGCAACGAGCATATAACATTTCTTTTGGCATTCTCTTCCAGTTGTCTTTAGTGGTAAGGCCTTGTTTTTCGGCATCCTTCCATGTAAAAGAACATCTTTCTTCCATACCATCTCTCAAGAACAATATTGTAGTTCTTTGATCGATCGGTCTTTCGTCTCCCGGTTTGACAATAGCAGAGGTTGTACCATCTGCATATACCCAAACACCATCTTCTTGTGTAATATATCTTATTCCACCTTTTCTTAATAGGGCTCCAATAGCTTTAGCACTTAAACTCAACTTACCTTGAATAGGTATGATGTAGTGAAATGCTTGCATTGTTGGAAATCCTAACTCTTTGCCCATTTGAGCAATTGTAAATGCTTCTGCTACTGTTTTGATGTGTGCAGGAAGTTGTTTTGAGGTGATCAATGTTCCTAAGAACTTTTGTAAATCACTTTGAGATGCTTCTACGGAAGCTACCTCTGTTGTAGCGGTTTTTGCCATTTTTATATAGGTTACTTGGTGATTATATCATTTAGCCATGGTTTCATACTAACGGGTTTACGCATGTGAATTGCTGCATAATCTCTCATTGTCATTTGACTCATTGGTAAATCTTGATCAGGATCTGCAATAGTAAAGTCAGTAGCTTCAATAGCTTCTTGTGCAGTTGGGTACTCTAACTTTATTAATTCTGATACAGGTATTAAGTAACGGCAATGTCCTGTTGTGGCATTTGGTTCTGTTTTTTCATATTCTTCTTCATAGTGAGGATTGAACTTCCATCTATAAAGTGCGTTCTCAGCAAATCCTTCTCCTTCTGGGATGGCTTGTGCTAAGTTGTTTGAATCAGCAAAGGCTATACAAATATCTGTACCCTTACTAATTTCGCTGTAAAATAATGCATTGTACCGCTCATTTTTACCATGTGGCACATAAGCCAGTTTTGGTAAGAATGTGGCATCAGATAGCCCGAGTATATCCATCAAAGGTTGATGAAAGTCTCGAAGCTTTTTCAAGTTGTCCCTTTTGTTTTCAGGCTTAGGACTACCTGGGTCTACGGATTCTTTTGTTGATATATTTGTCATGTTTTTAATCTTTTTTCTTGTTGGCCCGGAGTAGGCATTTCGACAATTTTCATCTGTTTAAACTGACATTTAAAAAAGCTCATACGAACATCTCCATTTCTACATTTAAGAAAGTGCATAACCATTACAGTATCATCGTCTATTATATACCGATCTGGTCCATAAAATCTGATCTTCTGTTTACCTGGTCTATTGAGACCGATTAATGTATCAGCATGCTGTAATAAAGCATCGGCACCGAATATATCAGAGTCTAATACATAGTTACCGTATTTACCATCTTCATTTCTCTCAGGACTATCAATACCTCTATTGAGTTGACTTAAGATTATAAAGTGGATTGGGTATTTACGCTTTAATTCAGTAACTACTTCTCCTAATGCAAATAAGGTATCGTGTTTATCTTTCTCACCTTCTGCCTTATTCTTTTTAAGAAGTAAGGAGTGATCTAATGTGACAACTGTTTTCTTGTAAATTCGTCTCTGTACTTCTCTTTCCTTAGTAACTTCACCTTCTTTATAGGTTTCTTTTACCATTTCTAATGTAGAAAACTCCTGCATGTAAGCAATAATAGTTTCTTTGAACTCTTTTACGGTGCACGGTTCCTCTACTACATCAATTGGATATTTTACACGTTCTTTAGCATACTCATAACATTTCTGCAAGTCTTCTTCTGATATTTGACCATCTGCACTGCATAAATATTTATAGGTTCTGCCGATAACGCTTGAGTATTCGCGAATAGCAGATGTTCTTGCTAGCATCTCAAACTGGAATTCTAATACTCGAAAGTTCTCACCAGCATTGAGTATAAACCCTTCTCTGATGATCTGATCTTTGATTAGAGTTTTTCCAGTCCCTGGTCTTCCGCCAATAACGGTAGTACTGTGCCATTCAAAGCCGTCAGTAGTTGCATCATTAACTTTAGGCCAGGGAGTTCGGAAACTTTTAATTTCGCCTTTTTTTCGTCCTCGCATGTAATGTAAAGAGTCAACAAATCCTTGTCGTTGACTAGTCCATTTATGTGGTTTTTTGCCTGTTGGTTGGGTCATTGGTATCTTTTAGAGGATAAGGTTCCCTGGTTCCACTATGGAAACCCTTCTGATTTAGT